GGAATGCAAACCCGAAAAGACATACTGTTTTCATGGGCGGTCTCCGTATCCAATAGCACGGTGGACCGCTTTGGTTACGTCCACGTTACTTTTAGGATTGTTTACTACTATGTTTACATGGTTGTTAGTAGTAGAGTGTAGAGGTTCTCTTTTTTTAAGCGTCGGAACCGTTACTTTTCGTGGTGCCGAAGCTGCTAATACCGCAGGCTTTTGCGCAGTGGGGAATTTTGGCGCAGTGGGTGCATCTATCCCAAGAGTTGCTATTTTTCCAAGCCACCCATCTTTTCCAAGAACATGATCTATAGATTGATTTATACTATCTATAAGATTTCTAAAAGGTAGGAAATTTTTATATAAAACAACACCAATACCAACCAGTGCCGTAAAACCAAGCACTAATGCTCCGATAGGATTAGCCAGCATAGCACCATTAAGGAGCCATTGTGCAGCAGTTACGACTCCCGTTTTTATTGCCATTCCACCTAAAATTCCACCCATGATAACCATTCGCCCAATGACCCATCCCATGGTAAGGAAGCTCTTACCAAGCGAGGTATTAAATGCCCACTGAGCCGTTGCAGAAAAAAGAGTTTTTATCCCCATTGCAGTGAATCCATAAGTTAGGGCGCTAATCCCCAACGCGGTGATACCAAGAACCCCCGAAATGGCAATAAACCCGCCCGTAACAAGCGCAACATTATGCGTTAGTATTGGATGCTGTTTTGAAAATTTTGTGATTTTATCTGTAGCCGCATTAAAAAAATTGGCTAGACCTTTAAGCTCAGGGGCAATTGAAGAGCCGATAGTAGCAGCTAAGTTACTAGCGGTACCCGTAAGGGCTTCCCATGTGCTTATTAGTCCCTGAGAGGCAAGCTTAGCCCTTTGGTTTAAGTCGGCTTGCTTTTTCATGTCGGCATTAAAGGCATTTATTCCTTTTTGACCTGAAGCCAATAAGACGAAGAGGGCATTTCCTGCCCCCGATTTTGGTGAAATTCCAAGGTTCTCCATGATGTTTGCTTTTTTGACAGTGGAGAATTTGTTAAGCTTTAACAATTCTGTCATCATGTTATCAATACCCTTAAAACTCCCCTTTTCATCAACGAAATTAAGACTTACACCCATTTTAAGGTTATCTTTTTCTTTTTTTGACCCCTTGTATACCACTGCACTTTTAATGATATCCCCAATCGCACTACCCCCTTCCTCCCCACTAAACTTATTTTGAATAAGTAGTCCAAGGAGAGGCTCCACACTTCGCGCCGCTTTGATCCCTTCTAGTCCGACCCCTTTAAGGGTTGCCCCGACTTTGGAGAAACCAAAAGCCATTTCTCCGATTTTAACCCCCATATGCCCCATGCGCTGTATGTCGTCAACAAAAGGGAGCAGGTCTTTGTTGGCGATATTAAACGCTGATTTAAACTTAGCCGTGGAATCCGCAGCTTCCTCATAGCTTATTTTCATTACGGTTGCAAGATACGCAGAGGATTTTAGTGCACCGCCTACGATACTCTCCTCCGAAATACCAAGGGATTTGAGAGAGGAAGCCATGTTATAAAAATCAGCCGCCGTACCCGGTAGTGCTGAACCTAGTTTATCCGATTCGGTAGCAATTTTTTGATAATAGCCCGAAATAGCACCCTTGGAATCCATGAGAGTGCTTTTTAATTTATTTTGAGCGTCTTCTAAATCCCCAAAATCTTTGAGTACCGTAGAGGCTAGCCCTTTTCCAACCGCAAAAAAACCACCATAGGCAAGCCCACCCTCTTTTAGTTTATCCATAAAAGACGTGGTTTTATCCGCTGTTTTTTCAACTTCCGTATAAAAATCTCTCAAGACTGTTTTTGTCCCTATAAACTTATTAGTCAATGGATTTAATGCGCTACCCATTCCAGTGATAGCAGTAGTTCCAAATTTGAATTTTCCTCCAACAAGCTCCGTTCGCGAAGACAATTCCATTAGAGGACTTGATAATGATTTAGCAGAGGTATTTAGCTTAATAACAGATTCAGAAGCCCTACCTAAAATAGGAGAAAGCATATCTTTTGCGGTTAACATTAGACCCAATGTCATCATAGCTCCCATATTCTCTCTCCTTTTTTAGTTATACTATTCTCATGAAAACAGTTTTTGAATTAATGGCATCTTTGTTTGCCACACTTATAATAACAATAATAATTATGGTAGTAACCGCTATTGCCATTTCAGATGAGGCAAGCGGTTATATTGGATGGCCAGTATTTATTTTTTTGAATGCATTAACTATGTATAGACTTTTTACAAAAAGCTAATATTCCCCCTGAATTTTATTGTAGAAAAACAATAGGTCCTCAAGGGGCATCTCAATGCAGTCCCTATAGTTAAAGCCACTAGGGTATCCTTCTTCTGTCCCCCCTCTTATTACATAATAGATTATCTCTTTGATGTCGGAATATACGTAGCTAGCAGTTGGAACTTTCCCCGTACGTAGAAAAGTTTAGCTGCATCCAGCTCCATAATTTCAGCTGGTGTTACCAGCAAAAGGTTAGCAATAATTGCAATTTCTTGATCAAATGCAGAAGCTAGATGAGAAACAGCCCCAACATCAATCGCCGTTGGTTTTCTCATCCCCTCAATAGCTTTTTCAAACTCTTCATCTTTTAAATCTTTAAATTTTCCTGACATTTTTTTTTCCTTTTTACGCAATTGCGCTATTAATTTTATCGTACAGATCGACGCCATTGAACTTTGCAAAGCCCTTTGTTTTGTTGATGTCAATCACCTCTTTATTATCAATTTCAAGATGAAACACATTGACGTGCATTTTGATCTTAACCTTGATACCATCGGTCATCTTCCACGCGTCGTGGTCGATTTCCACTATCCCTCCAAGGACTGCACGCCCTGATTGTGCTACGCCGTTTTCTAGGAATGCACCTTTTAGCATAATGGTTGCATTGCCCATCTTTGTGACCGCATCGTAGATGATGGAATTCATGGCGCGGATTTCGATCTCCGCTTCCATGGGTTCCAACATGCCTGTGTCTACATGCTGCCCCGAGATAACTTCAACCTTGGTTTTGATGCTTGGGAGCTTGCAGCTCTCTGCCTGTCCCAAAAAACCGATCCCTTCTACAAGCACGTTAATGTCCCTTACGACCGAGGGAGTTCTTCGTTCTGCCATTTCCTTTGCTCCTTAATTATTTATTGTTGAAAGCGTTGATATACAACACTGGCATAGCTATCTACTCGATCGAACGTCACTGAGATATACTCAGGTGATGGTGTTTCTTGCGCGTGGATGATGAAATAAAATTTATTAGCCGTAATAGCCGTAGGGGTGGTACGTTTAAGATCCAGCTCTATGGTAAATCCTAACATTACCTCTGCCCCGACTAAATCCGCCATAAAGGCGCGAAGTGAGTTCTTGGCACTGTCCAAAGCACTTAGGTCTTTGTCTACTGCAAAGAAGATTCCATCCAATACGGCAAAACTTGCCATATCAAAGATACGTACGCGCCGTGCATCTTGCCAAATGGCGTCCGCACTGCACGTTTTATAGTTCCACGTGCGAAGTCCCTTGTAGCGGATGTAGCTTGTAATTTGATTGTCGGTAAGAATATCGGTCTCATCTTGCATCCCTGCAAGAAATGCCCGATTAACGACGGGATTACTGACGTTAAGCACTTGATTGGAGATACTATAGCTATATCCAATATCTTTGCTTCCATCAGTGACCGAGCGTAAAAACGTCATCACGATCGAGGAGCTATAGACATCATTGGCATTGATTTCTGGGTTGTAGTCATAGATTTCCGTAAATACAGGCGTTGCACGTTCACTCCCGTAAAGGTTGCGCTTTACAATAGCACTTGCATTGTCCGTAGCACAAAGATCGATGAAACAACGTGCTTTTAACTTTTCGCAGGTTGCGATAAGTGTATTGGCGATGTCGGGATCTTCCGATCCTTCTACCCCGATAACATCGGGGCGGATTCCGTAGATACTGGGAACAAGAGACAAGGCAGTAATGGCATTAATAACATTACTTTTCAACTCCGATACAGTAGTAGCCGCGACACTGATTACGATGGGAACGTTTAACGTCCACTTTCGCTGCGCAAATTTGAGATATTTTAGGAGATTCCCCCCCATTGACCCATTGATAGTGCTATCTGCTAGCGCACTGTCTAATGTGTCGAATACATGCATCCCCGTTACGTTGTCGGACGTGAGGACAAGGGCAATGGGGATGGTACTGTTGATAGTAATAGGTCTCGATGATGTGCTAGTGACATCTACAACAATCCCTCGATTAAGTGACATTTATTCTCCTTTAAAATTTAGGTAAAGTGTTTAGGAATGCGTTTAGGTCTAATGGCGCAACGCCATTGAGTGCATCCACTGCGTCCCAACATTTTTTATCCCACTCTTGAAGACGTATCGCGTCTGCATCCTGATACATAATAGCCCAATTATATGCGTCAACCATGTTTTTGAAACCCATGGTACGCGCTTGCGCATCCGTAAGATTTTGTACAGCTATATTCACCATTTCCATGGTAACTGTCGGTGTTGGCGGATTAAGATGCGTCGTTACTTCTTCATCCGTCATTCTCTTATGATCTTTCGGAATCAATAACTCTTGGTTGTAATCCCAAACATACGTGCCGCTCTCGTTTTTTGTATAAATCATTTTAAGACATCTCCCTTACACCAAATGCAACGGGAACAACACCGCCATCTGTGTCATAACTTAACTTATAGTATGCCCCACTAGGTACAATAAAAGTTCCCGCCGCGTGTTGTCCTGTGCCGCTGTTCGCCGAAACACCTACGGGTATAACATAATCATTAGCACCTAACCTAATCGTTGCATACATAAACAGATGACCACTGTTCAATGATGATGCATCAACATAGACCGTGGTCTCCTTACTAACCAGCCTAAAGGTGTTCCATGACAATGCTATCCCAATAATACCTACTGTATCTACGCTTTTTTCCACGCCACTTTTTGTCCAAGTTGTCCACCCGCCCCCTGTATTCCGACGCGTCAAAATCCCACCATTTTCCCGCGTATAACAGGTTTGTTGGATGTTTAAGCTATTCCAAAAATTGGTTAATAGAAATTGTGCATTAGCAGGTAAACTTGTTACGTTAGCACCAACAACAGCAATACAAGATTGTTGAATGCTGTTAGCATCAGCATTTGCTAGGTTTAACACGGGTAATTTTTGTGAATTCACAAAATCCGACAAAACTGCGCTTAAGGGCTGCTTGGCGGCGAGAGCGCTAGTTACCGTTGTCGCGAAGTTCGGATCATCACCAAGTGCAGCCGCAAGCTCGTTTAATGTATCTAATGCAGCGGGCGAACTCGCTACCAGATTGGCGATGGCAGTCGCTACGAAAGTTGTATTAGCAATCTGCGTAGTATTTGTTCCCGCCGCGGCTGTGGGTGTCGTTGGAGTACCAGTAAACGCAGGGGATGCTAAAGGCGCTGCCAAAATGCTAGTACGCAGAGCACTGGCATCCGCACTTCCAAATAACCCCGCGAAAAAGGTGCTTACACCTAATTTAGTTTTGATAGTTGTTGCAGTCTCATCGCCTGTATTGGTTCCACTCGTGGCACTAGAGAGTGCTGCTATGGCATTTTTTAGCCACAGCACACGATTAACAAGAGACTTTAGTCCCACAAACATATTCCCGTTAATCCCGCCATAAGCGTTATCCGAGGTATCAGGGACATTTATGTCTGTATCCCAATTTGAAGTTTCAGGTAACTTAACCAAAGGCATTTATTTCTCCAAGTGTGTATTTTCCATCCAGTGCAACCGTTCCATTTAAGGGAATGCCGCCATGATGGAGTGCTATTAGCTTTGTACGTGCAGGAAATATTGACAGTAAATTATTGCAAGCCTCAACCCCAACTTTGTATTGGTAGGGGAGAGTGGTTTTTAGATGCACACCGTTCCATATCCCTCCACCTCCAAGTATCCCCAATCCATCGAGTGCAACCGTTCCATCTAAGGGAAATCCAAAATTCCCCTCCAGTAGATCTAACCCGTATGCTTGTGCCATGCGCTTTGCAGGTCCAATGATCCCAATGTTAACTTCGGCATCCACAGGAACAATAAGACTATCCAGCGGAAGCGCTCGACGATCCGCGCAACTTACCTCAAAGTAGGCTTGCAGGTGCATACTGATATATTGTGGGAGGACGGCACTAAACATAGGTAACATCCAAAATAATATTTGCCATTTCATCCGAATCTAATGCTATCCCGCTTAGGGGGGATGCGATAGAAACATCCTTAATTCTGCTATCTGCAAATAGCGCATAGAGCTTAGACATAGGGAGGGATTTCCCAAAAATACACGAATTATTTTGTACCTGTGTGTTTAGGAAAGTGTTTACATCCCCCTGATCCAATAAGCTAGCGAGGGTGACCGTGGCCGTTACAGTTACATCTGTGATCACGACGCTGCGTACAGTAGGGCGATCGGACACGGGGCGCACATCGTCCGCATTAAGTGCAGCATAGACCCGATTGATCGCGATGCTGTCCGCTATCGCGCGGTCAAAGGCGATAACGATGTCCACCTCCCCCGTTAGGGTAGGACTTGCTATATATATGTCCTTTATGCGCGCATCCGCAAGCATGGTGTAATATTTATACATATTTTTAGACCCGGCCGTTGTTTTCTTCTCTCTCCCCGTCCACACGCGCTCCCTGAAGGTATCGTCATCCTCCGCGTTTACTCCCCCCGTGTAGGAGGAGTTTTGCGTGACAGACAAAAGATGAGGGACAGGCGTATAGATATTAGTGGTCTGTACGTCGGAATCCGACACATAGCTATCAAGCTCCACAATTCCGTCCGCAGTAGATGCTCCTGCATATACCGTTATACTATTGAGCAATGTTGCGGTAAGAATCCCCCCATCCCCCAAAATCATCCCTGCAGGGATAATGACATCGAAGGGTTTAATCTCCGTTAGCGTAAAGGTAAAATTTGCAGTAGGTTTAGACCCCTGTAGTCGTGTATCATAATATTTTGTCGCTACTGCATCAAGGTTTGATCCTGTCGCGTAGGTAATGTATTGCTGCGCAATGCGATCATTGATCGCACTGCGCAAGAGTACTTCATCATACGCATCCGCCTCTATCATCGTTAAGAGATCATCCGATTCGGAGGGAATCCACACTATCCCCTTGGATGCAAGGATTGTTTGTACGGATGCCGTTTTTCGCGCAACAATCGCCTCGCTGTCTAGGGTTTCGATAAAGGTAGGCTGTGGAATATCAGCAAGCAACATTAAATCAACCCTCCTAAATTTAGTGTGTTATCTACCCCATCCGCTAAGTATTCGATTAGGATATTAAACGGCTCCACCGAAGTAACAAGCACGCGTTTCAATATAGCGCGTGGTTCATTTTTCTCGATTGCATCATAGACGTAAGCTGACATTTTTACTCTAAAATCCGCATCGGTATTTTTATCTATTAGTTCATGGATTCGGCTTCCGTATTCGGGGCGTATAACCCGTGTACCGACCGCTGTGGATAGGATGCGTGCAATAGAATCCTCTACAGAAATTTGTTTAGTCACGTTCGATCCCCTGATACCTGACCTCCGGCCATAACACCGCTGTGTGCATGGCTTGTTACGGATCCTTTTTCGTCCGTAATGGTTTTAGATACGGATAATGCACCCTCTATGTTTACACCACCTGTGAAATTTGTTTCCCCAACTACATTTAGAGTAGTAGCGTGGATATTTACTTCCCCTGTTGTACTAAACGCAAGCACTTTTGTTTGCGTGTTATAGCTAAAGCGTGCGCCATCCTCGTATTCTATAATTTCGGTGTTTTGATCCCCACCGATTGGCTCCTTACACATTTTGCTAAAAATGTTACGGAGGATGAAGCCATAATCCCCATTACCAAATGGAGAAATAACAACAACTTGTTCCCCCGTACGCATAGGCAAAAAATGCCTTTTAAACGGATTTCCAATGCTAAGAACGGGAAGGGTATCCGTAACTCTTCCATCAACAATCGCCGTAGCCAACATCTTCCCTTCTTCGCTTTGGGAAGAATGAATCTCCCCGAACTGGACAAGGTTATTTATACGACGTTGCAATTCAGCTAGCATGGTTACTTCCCGTGATGATCGAACGAATGGCGTTTAGAGAGGTGTTTAGTAATAATTTCTGGACTGGCAGTATCAAAAGTAATTGCCTCCAGCAATTCGATTTGAACTTGTTGGTTTTCGATAATACGCTTTAGGGAATGGATTTCCTCTTCCTGGTTTTTAATAGTGCGATACAGAGGAATAATAATACTTGCAACCGCAAATTGGAGAAGAGGTAAGAAAGAGGTGATTGTATCCATCAGCATTTTTTTTTCCTGAAATTTTTGATTGCCGAAGTCTACCCCCATTCCGTTCTGCTTTAAAACAAAGCAACTTGAATAGAAAAGTGGAACAGAATACTGACACAATACGGACAATTTTTTGGATAGGAGCAGGCAAAAACATGATCTCTACGTTTCAGACCGCACTTATCCAATACCTAAAAGATAAGGGATTTAACAATGTAAAAGATTATTTTGGGGAATTCACACGACCCTCAGACGCAAAAATTTTTAAAACTTTTTTGCCTGGCATTATGGTCGATTTTGTGGATGCTACCCCACAAGCCCCCTATTCCGACGAGGTGACATTTTCCCTTTATATTGTTCACGCAACGTATTCCAAACAAGAGTATATGCGTAAACAGGGAGATATTACCCTCCTGGATTTTATCCACTCGGTGAGACAGTCTCTTTATTATGCAGTAGTTAGTGGTAGCTACCCTATTAACATTAAGCGCATCAAAAAAATTTTTGATGACGCAAAAGATGGGATGTACCTAACCGTCTACCAAATGGCTATATCTACCACGTTAAATTATCCAACGGAGGAAGAATGTTAAAACGTAAATTGATTGCCCTTAGCATTGCAGCATCTATTTCTATTACAAAGGAGGATGACGATCAGTGGATTGTAATTGGGACAACAGGCAAATGGGATGGACATAGTGTTGGAAGCTTTTCTATGGACAGCGGCACTTTTTCTCAGATGGTGGAAAATTTTAAGAACAGTAGCATTGACATTGTTGCAGACTACGAACATCAAACCCTTATCGGGGAAATTGCACCCGCGAGTGGGTGGATTTCTAAAGGAAACCTTAAAACAGAAGAGGGAAACCTTTTGGCAAAAATTGCTTGGACAGATAAGGCGAAGGGGATGATAGACGCAGGAGAGTACCGTTATCTATCTCCCGTCTACGCCCCAAATACCATCCGCCAAGAAGATGGGGCAAACATTGGGTGGACGCTACATAGCGTTGCCCTTACCAATAAGCCTTTTTTAGAGGATCTCTCTGACTTATTTAAGGGAGATGATCCCGATGACGTACTAGCAAACAAAAAAACAAATGGAGGAGAAAAAAAGATGACCGAAGAAGAAAAAGCAGAAATGGAAACATTGCGTGCGCAAAACAAATTATTGTTGGATACACAAGCAGAGGAGATGGTAGCCAATGCAATTGCTTTAAAAAAAATTGCACCTGAACAAAAAGAATCCGCACTTAAAATGTGCAAGGGAGATATGGCGGAGTTTAAAACATTCTTAGACACGGCAAAACCACTCGTAACACTTCCACCAAATAACGTTTTTCCAAATAGCAACCCATTGGACACGCCAAAAAATATGTCCGTTGATGCCACGAAATTTTAAAAAAGGAAAAAAATGAATGCAATTATTGAAACCGTAGAATACAAAGGTCCCATCTACACGCATGGGCATCCTCCTATTATCCGTAATGTTTCCATTGCCATTATCACGTCACCCCTGAAAGAGGGGGATGTTGTACAGGTTAATGCGGATGGAAACTGTGAGGCATGGGATACGACCTCTCCTATCTACGGAGTACTGTTAGAATCGTGTCCCGCCTCTACTACTATCCAGTATGGAACCGCACTGGTGCATGGTACTGTTCGTGAAGATGCTGTGTTGGTTGCAGGTAATGCAACTATGTCACCCGCTATTGTGCAAGCACTGCACAAGGCGGGATTTTTTGTTGACTAAGGAAAAAATATGTCTATTATCACTGCTGCTGCCATTATCAATGCCGTTGAATTTTTACAGGATTACCCAACCCCTATTACGGATGCCCTCTATCCTATTTCCGCACGTTTTAATCATCCCTATCCTACGATTGGGATTGGGGTGTTACAGGGATTTGCAAAATCCCGCCCACTGGTAAAGCGTAATGGGCAATCCATTGCCATCGCAGACCCAAAAACAAACGTACAAGTAGTAGAACCACAGCCCATTAAGCTAAACCAATTTATCTCCCAGAAGGAGGCTAACGATATGCTCATGGTGCGGGAGGATGCTAAAAACTACATTCTAAATAACGCCATGCAAGAACTAAAAAACAACACTAAGGCTACGACGGAATCCTTAGCAATCCAATCCCTAACGGGAAAAATCTCTCATGCCATCAAAAGCGAGGGGGGGGCTTCTGACGTATATACAGTAGAGTTTGGAACCATTGCCAACATCTCTAGCTCATTGTGGAATTCTTCCACTAAGTTGGGAGATGTTTTAAAACTCCTAAACACCATGTCCAATCAAGTTGCACAAGCAGGATACGGTATGGGGATGGAGTTCTTCGTTGCTGAAGACGTATTTGCATTTATCTTTAACTTGGCAGTTAGCATTGCAAACGATACCCGCATTAATGCACGGGTAGAGGGGAACAGTATCCAGTTGGGTGCCTATACCATCACCCAATTCCCTTATACCTATACCAATCCATCGAATAGTACACAAGTACCCGCCGTCCCACAAGGAACCATCATCGGTCGGGGAACAACGTACCCATGGAAAATGGGATACATGGCGATCGACGTAGAGGGAGCGGGAGCTACCGCTTTTTTCGTGGAGCCCATCCCAGTTAAAGACCCAAACGGGACCAAGCTTGTTTCTTATTCTACCCCCCTTCCTATCCCAATCGTTGGAGCAATGCGCAGCGCGAAAGTCCTCTAAAACTTCCCCCTCCCAAGGGGAAGTCCATACATAGCCCTAAAAATTGTTAAAACCTTTGTATGAGTATTTTTACTATAAAGAGTTTTTAACCATTTCTAGGCGTTTTTAAACACCTATTAAACACCTAAAAAGGAGAGTGTCGTGATTACCATTACCGATTTACAAAAAGAGCTCTCCAATCAGGAACTTTTACAGCTTAGTGATCTAAATGGATTAGGGGTTATTGACACCGTAATTGTCGATGATGCTATCAAGGACGCGATAGCCTTTATCTCCTCATTTCTCGTAATTCCCTCGAATCCAACACCATACCTAAGAACCATCGCCGTCGATCTCGCCATCTACGAACTCAGAAAGCTCCACGACCTAAACGATCCGAAAGATCGCAAAGAGCTTGAAACCACGTTGACAAAGATGAGCAGGGGGACAATCCCAACCACCACAAGTCAACCCCAAAAGAGTACAGGGATAGCCAACGCCTTTCGTCACGGTACCAAACCCATTAATTTCAGAGGATTCATCTGATGGCTACTAGAGACCAAAAGATTGAGATAGCACGCGCCCTATACCTTGCTGGAAAAACGGAGGATGAGATTGCCTCAATCTCCGAAATTACTAAGAGAACCGTGCAAAATTATAAAAGCATGGACGCAAAAGCGGGGAAAGACTGGGACGTGTTGCGCGCGGTAAAACATCTCAGTGTAGATCCCGCACAACGAGAAAATCTTTATGGTAATTTTGTTGAGTACATGCACCAAAGCATCACAGAGGTAAGGGAATCTTCGCTTACTGCATTGGAAAAAGCAGACCTTACCGTAAAACTTGCCGATGCCTTTACCAAAATGCGCAGTGTCATCCGCCATGAGGATCCCGTAGCCTATAAGCATGGAATCATTAAACACGTCATAAACCTTATTGGAAAAGCGATTAAAGAACAGGGTGACCCTAAGTGCTTAGCGCAGTTTGTACAGCTTATTGATACCATAGGGGATGAGTTAGATGTCGCTTTTTGACCAAGAGGAGTTAAAAAATCTCCTCCATGACACACAAGAATCACTCAAAAAAGAGGGTGTTAGCAAGGATACCATTGTAAAAATCACCAAAAAAGAATACCTCAAATGGCTTGATGGATACACGCAAGAACTAAAAGATGCTATTCACGCAAACGCAACGCTTGACCCAATGGGACGAGATGAACGCACAATGAGACAAAAAACAGATTTTGATTTTTTCCGTCGTACCTATTTTCCTCATTACTATTTTTTAGCGGGAAAAAGTGCGTTACAAGCGCATTTAGAAAACATTTATGCCCGTATTGTCACCACACACGAGGGGACAAAACACGCCCTTGCCGCCCCCCGTGGACACGGTAAAAGTACCGATGTTTCCCTAGTATTCCCCATTTGGTGCATCGTCAACAATTTTAAAAATTTCATTACAATTTTTTCGGATGCCATTGAGTTGACCGAAACCCTTATAGAGGCAATCAAAGCAGAACTCTCTGAAAATGACAATCTCAAAGCCGATTTCCCTGACGCAACCAATATCGGCAAAGTATGGAAAGTAGGGGACATCGTAACCACAAATGGAATCCGCGTAAAAGGCTTCGGATCAGGAAAGCGCGTACGGGGTATCAAACACGGCGTACACCGCCCTGACCTCGCCATCGTTGATGATCTTGAAAATGACGACAACGTACGCAGTCGCACCCAGCGGGATAAACTTGAAGCGTGGATGGATGAAGCCATCGCGAACCTTGGGAACGTAGATGGATCTATGGATATTCTCTACATAGGGACAATCCTCCATAGGGATAGCGTTTTGGCACGTAAGTTAAAGCTACAGTTTTGGAATCCTGCCATATTCAGAGCTATCATCTCCTTTCCCAACCGAATGGATCTGTGGGAAGAATACGCACGACTCTACACCACACAAGGGCTAGCGGAGGCCACAGCGTATTACCACGCCAATAAGCCCTCTATGGATCATGGGGCGATGGTATTATGGGGCGATGCCGTACCACTGGATAAGCTAATGCGTAAGCGTATAGAAGCACCACGGGCGTTTACCAAGGAGATGCAAAATAGTCCCGACCAAGCCAATAAGGTTTTTAAGTTAGAAACCCTTAAATTTTACACCTATCACCCAGCACTTAGGGAGATGGAAATATACGGTTATTGTGACCCTGCGGGGGAGACCGAAAAATCTGACTTTACTAATATTACTATTTTTGGGGTGGATAAAAAAAGTAATATTGCTTATGTGCTAGAAAGCTATAACGCGGTTATTGGGAGCAAAGAGATAACCAAAAAAATAGCCTACTATCAAGACAAATACCAATGTAAAAAATTTGGATTTGAACTAAACGGTGGGCAATTCCATCTCAAGCCCTTTATTTTAGAAGAGGCATTTAAACAAGGTATCCATATGCCCCTAAAAGGGGTGAGTAATACAGACAATAAACTTGAGCGTATAGCAGAGCTAGAGCTTGTTGTAGAAAATGGACAAATAGTATTCCACACAGAACAGACCATCTTGCTGCAACAACTGGATGACTTCCCTGAAGGTAAACATGATGATGCGCCCGATGGTCTGGTCTGTGTGTACCGACTTAGCAAAATGGCAAAAGCCAACAAAACATCCAAGCCACGTACAAATGTGCGTAATTTCACCCAAAAGACAAATAGAGGTTTTAATGTTTAGTAAGCTAGTGAATGTATTTAGAAATACCGCACCCAAACAAGAGAAGCGGATAATGTCCGCTGCACCCACAAATGACGTATTAAAAAGCATTATGGATTCGCTTCCTGTCCATCAGGAATGGCTAAGCGATTACGAAATTAATAAAATTATGAGGGATCCAAAAGTTATTTCTGCAATGGGAAGCCGAAAGGCAGCAACCCTAAAAAAAGAGCTTATTATCCAAACGGACAAAGAGGAATTTGCCCCCATGCTTGCATCCATATTCCCCTATGATACAGTAAGGAAAGTGTTGGATATCCCCTACCATGGGGTTGGTGTCTATGAGTTGAATTGGGAGTATAAAGATGGTTACGCTATCCCAAGGCTAATTGATAGACGTTATAAAGAGTTTTTGGTATTTAACCAAACTCTCTATTTCCGACCCTTTGGTGGATTGGAACCTATCCCCGAAAACAAGGTTGTTTACGCAACATGGGAGGATGACCACTCCAACCCCATGGGGAAACCACTGGTTAAAACTCTGTTTTGGTATGTTAAATTCAAAAATTCCTCTTTAGAATTTTGGGTACGCTTCCTAGAGAAATACGGCTCGCCCTGGGCGGTTGGAAAAACCGATGGGGACAAAGACCTAATGGCGCAGGAGCTTTACAATATGCTCGCAGGGGATGCTGCAGTGGTGGATTTAGAAGATTCTGTAGAGATAAAAACCGCTACGCAAAGTGGTAGTTTCAAGGAAATTTTAGAGTACATCGACGATCAGATAAATTCGTGCATTTTAGGGGGGAATCTCACAGGAAGTGTCAGAGGTGGGGGTTCGTATGCCGCTACAAATGTGCATAACAACATAAGAGAGGACATTGCCATGGGGGATGAAAAACTCCTCCTGCATATCCTAAACAGCACGATAGAGGCATTTAAACGGGTTAATAACCTACCAACGTTATCCGTATCCATTAGCCTTAAAGACGAGGATGATCCAAACCTCGCTCTCGCAGAGCGTGACGAGCGAATAACTAATATGGGATACCGACCAACACAAGAATATATCCAACGCACCTATAATATCCAAGTTAATCCAATAGAGGATCAAAAAAACGTTATTCCAAATTCGCTACAAAAGATTTATGCCCTAAGTGCTACAAAGCCTATTAAAAACCTAAATGATGTAAACAATGCAGTAGATACCAATGCTATCGCACTATCATTTCAAACACAAATTTTAGACATTGTCGATAGTGCGACAACGTTTGATGAAGCATTAGATGCACTCTATAAAGCCTATCCGACACTGGATACTATAGCTCTGCAAGACGCTCTTGATAGTGCTATGCAAAGTTCTTATATCCTAGGAACAGCAGACGTAGAATTTGAAGAGGAACAAGACTAATGTCTCTTCCCTCCCCTTCCTTCTCCTTTGCCCTAAAGCCCACAGAGGCAATAAAGACGCTACAGGATAAGGGGTATAAAATCTCTTTTAACTACCAAGAGGTAGCAAAAGAGATGCACAATACAAGTTTTACCGCTGCTAAAGCCATGAGGGCAGACATTCTCTACGATCTCCACACTACCATCACCTCTGCCATGGAGAGTGGAATTGGCTTTGAAGAGTGGAAGAAAAATATTATCCCCGATCTTGAGAAAAAAGGGTGGTGGGGGGAAAAGGATATTGTAAACCCAAGCACGGGAGAGGTAAAAACCATTACCATTGGGGGAAATAGGCTTAGAACTATTTTTAAGACAAATACCCTCGTAGCCCGCTCCACCGCGCGCTATCGGCAACAGATGGAGAGTGATCTACCCTATATGCAGTATATAGGGGGACTTTCGCATCACCCGCGATCTTCCCATCTTGCAAAAAATGGGATTATTCTGCCAAAAGAGGATCCATGGTGGGGGAAAAATTACCCCATAAATGCGTGGGGGTGCCACTGCGAAGTGCGTACATGGTCAGAACGTCAAGTAAAAAATCGGGGGTGGAGCGTATCTTCCACACCTTCAGAAGATATTGCAACCCCCGATTGGGCATATAATCCAGGATGGGGAAGCAATGTGGGGAAAATTAAAAAAATTGATCTTGATGGCAGTATTGGTATCCTACCAACCGTATTACCAAAGCGGGAATATAAAGAACTATCAAGCGAAGAATTAAAGAAAAAATTTTATGCTGATCTTGAAGTAAAAAAAGGTGATCTATTCATAGACAAGATCGGTGATCCTATGTCTATAGATGAGAATCTCTTTGTTGGAAATGGTGGATATGATAAGCTAAAAGATAAAAAGCGCGTAGGAAGAGAGCTTTTTGTGGATGAATTCGCAAAAACTATTGCAAATCCCGATGAAATTTACATTGCATTTGACAAAAAACGAGAGAAACTTGTAAAAAAACTTTTTAGGTATTTTAAGTCTGAGGGCGGAGGGAAGCGCGCGACGATGGCACTATTTGAATATAATGAAGATAAAACACAAGGTGTAACATTCTATTACATCGATGGTGGGAGTACGCTTGAACAAAAAAGAAGCGGGAAGCTTATGTATAAAAGAGCCGATTGACAGGATTAAAAGTGGGAGGACTCAGGGCGTTGCCTGTATCGCCTAACCTTTCCACTCGCTCTTTTAAAAAATTATACCAAAAAAAGGTAAAAAATGGCATATGAACAAATATCTATTTCCGTTACAGGTATGGATGCCATAGAAGACGCACTAAGAGAGCTTTTAACCAAAACAAAAAATTTAAAAAAGCCAATGGAAGCGATTGGAAGCTACCTTTCCAACGTGGCAGAGGAGAGCTTCGATACCGAAACATCTCCCAGTGGGGAGGCGTGGAGTCCCTTGGCAGAGAGTACTAAAAAATACAAAGAAAAGCATGGTGGAGATAAGATATTACAAAGTGGGAGCAGAACGCTAAGGGAGAGTGTTGGATACCAAGCGGATGAGGAGGGGGTTATAGTGGGGGTAAATGCCTATAGCAGTAAAGGGTACCCTTATCCAGCTGTCCACCAGTTTGGGACAACAAAGAATGATAAGATACCCTCACGTCCATTTATGCCAGTAGATGTACAAGGAGAGCTTTACAGCGGGGCAGGAGAGGAGATTATAGCTATTTTAAAGGAGTACCTAGAAAAGTGATGGGGTTCTAGTCTCCCCTAAAATCTCGTACACACGAGATAGAGAGAGGTGGTATTTTAGAGCTAATTCTTTAGGGGACAGCTTGTTGATTAAGTAATCCTCAACAAGCTCTTTATTTCGCCCATTGGATCCCCAAGAGGGGACGTAAATGGGCATACCACCATACTCCCTCATAAGATCGGACAAGCTAGCCCCATCCTGTGCAATACGCTTATAGAATTGCTCAAAAATTTCAAAATTTGTTATAGCCATTTTATCCATCCTAAAAAATAGTGTATAATTCGGTACCTCTATTGAATCATACGCCTCTTTCAAAGGGGGCGTTTAAATCACTTCATTTTTGCTACCCTATTAATAAATTTCTGCAACGCATAACGGCTTTTATCTCGTGCTTTTTCCTCCCACAATGCCCCTATTTTAAAAATCTGTTGTTGGGATGCTAAAGAGGGGACAAAAACGGGAAGCTTTTCTATTTTAAAATTGCAATAATCTACCAAAAGAATAAGCTCCCCGATGGTGAGGGATAGAGAGGAATTTTTTCCAAACGCGTTTAGAAGCATTTGCGTATATTCCTCTCGGTTGTACTTAAAATAGTTCTGATACCGTGCAGACAGATGCACACTTTTAACTAAACGCTCACAGGTTTGTTTTTGTTTTTCAGTCATTATCTTTCCTCTTTGCACAACACCAAACAACCTGCTTTAGGGCGTGTTGTAGGTGTTGTACGTGTTGTATGCTTTTTTTAGATTAGGGAATATATTTTACGTTTCCCTTCTCCATCCTCTACCTTCCAAAAAATCCCGCAGAACTTATCAATATTCGCTTTGGTTGTCTTATCGGCTTTGCTTACCCCATACTCTTCCATCAGGAGAGATTGGGACAATGATCCAGTTGACAAAATCTCTTTTATCTTTTCTACAAATTCCTCTTCCTTCTTATCCATATTTAGTATAGAGTCATCCGCTACCATCAGGGATAAATCTTCCGTATTTACGGAAAATGCAGAATGTTGTATGTCTGAACGCTCTTTTTCAACAAACAACTTAAAATTAAGCTTTGTAAGAATTCTGGAGTGCTGTTTAAGCAAATAGAGATTATCTAAGCTTTTTGCAAACTCCCCCGAACCATCGATTCCCTTGCCGTTTTTAGTCGTATGATGGTTGAGCAACACTGTCCCGCCACTCTCTCGAATGTCCTTAAAAATACCCATCAATGCTCTTACCTTGTGATCATTCCCAAGGTCCCCATCTACGAAATCTCGCGTTGAATCTAAGATGAAGACACAGTCTTTAAACTGTGTCCCGTACGCCTCCTTGGCTATTTCAATAATAAATTCGGCTGGAGACATAGGAATCGTTGAACGGTGAAAGAATTTAAAGGAAGGATTCTCTAGGAGTATTTTTATGTTTCGGTCGCTTAGACCTTTTCTCCCATTATCCATGTCCATATAGACAACCATCTTTAGATTGCAGTTATCCAATAGATATTTTGCAACCCCAAGGGAGAACCATGTCTTCCCTTGGTTTTCCCTGCTGTACCACATAGTTATCTGCTCCCGTGGGAGAAAATTTGGAATAAGATATTCAATCTTCTCCTCTAATTGTGTGTGGCATAATTGCCATTCCTTCTTACAAAAATTAAACATTTAATTCCTTTACAACACATACAACACATACAACACATACAACACGCCCTAAAGCAGGTTGTTTGGTGTTGTAAAAATAATTTTGAATTTAAAACGATAGTAAACTCAATCACCCGCACCTAAGTGCGGGCTGATGAATTAACATACAAATTTCTTACTATTTCTCCATCAGAGCGAAATTCATAATCATTTGGATCCGCGTTTTTAAACCGTTCCTGTCGAAAGTCTCTCTCGTTGACGGGTCCATAATCACTCATTTTTTAGCTCATCTACATACTCACGAAGTAGATCTACACTGTTTTTAATCTCTCGAAGAAACTCGCCTACAAATCGCTTGGTGATAGTTTTATCAGTGCATTCGTTCATATAACTCATCATTTCTTCTATTGTGTCTCGCATAGATTCGGATTCTACTAGTGCTCTTTCTAAATCCATCATTATTCTCCCCTCTCTCTCAAGTAGTCAAAGAAGTTATAAAACCCCTGATTATGTAAAGCAGCTTGCAGTTGCTCACCTTTCTTCCGTTTTACGTCCCGTGCATCCACCCACGGAGCCTTAGATTTCGGCGCAGGGAAGATCCCCTGATACCCGCTAGCAATAGAGTGTTCGATCGCCTCTATAACATTTATTCCATCCCGCTCCATCTTTTCAAGCTTGCGGATATTTAGCTCAAGCGCGGTTTGGGTAAGGGGCTTTTTTAGCTCCTTACGATGCTGGACAAACATCTCTATAAGTTCGGGTGGTGCAGCTGTGGTGGGTGGGATAGTAAGGGAAGTGTTTTTTTTAACGGACACCGATTTCATAATACAAGATTCGTCCATGCATCAGTAACCGATTCACGGTAATAAAAACGGGTGTATTTTTTTGTACCCGTAACCGTAATTGCCTCATCAATAAGTGCCATGGCTTCCTTCCAAAGCGGGTCATCAATCGCATACCCACGCAATGCCAAGACTTGACGGGTATTGACCGTCCCTTTTTTATCCACCTCGAAGATCTGATTCACCAGTGTTTTGATAAGTGCGGTAGCCTCTGTGGTCTCTTTTTTTATCACTTCATCGATCTTCTCTTTTGCAAGTTGAAGTTTTTCATTGAGTTCGATGACCTCGCTTACCGCTTTTTGGATCTTGATTTTTCCATCAAAAGAGACCAATGTCACATTACCCTTGGTCTCTTTCGTCGGGATTTTATACACATCCCGTAAGAGGTTCATGTATCCCTCGATCTCCTCATCAATTTCTACTAGAAGCATTATTCTCTCATCCTGAGCATTAATAACCTTGCCAATGATTTTTTCCAACATTTCGCTCTTGAGCTTCTCATCCGCCCGTACCATATCGGGGTGTACTTCGTTCCCCCTTTTATCAAACCATATTTTTTTCATATTCATTCCCTTGTAATATTTTTTGTATTTTTCGCATTGCCGCGTGATAAATTTGTTCTGCTCTACAGGTGCTTATTCCAAATTCTTCTCCTATCTCCTTAAACGTATATTCAAAGTCCGCGGAGTACCGAATAGTAAACGCATTTGCATTTACAAAAAGGCAATCACAAGCCATCCTAAAACGATCATGTCGACCTTTTCGGAAGTCTTTTTGTTTAAGTTGTATAAGGGAGTGTTGAGAGTAATTAAAGTGTAGCCCAAAGGCTTCGGAGCTTATCCAGTAGGGTTTAGTGCTTCTTTCCATGTTGTACTACTACGTATGTTAAAAAGGCAATAAACAGTGCAATAAAAAACACCAATACCAACTTCAAAAATACCACTTGAACATATACCCAAGCATATTTAACCAATGCAGCTACCGCCATCATAATCACGACGATGCACGCCGTCCACTTAACAGTTGATTTTTTAATCATGTAATATTCACCCATTTTTTTATCCTCTCGTGCAGGTGTTGCACGTTTCTTTTGCCTCTAAGTAAAGGCGATCCGCGATAATCTTGTTGGTTATCGCAAGCCGTTTGTATTTTGCGCATGTCTTAGTATGTATATCTCCCAGTACAGGGCAACATACAACCATGTTTCCAAGGTGTGCAAAAGCTAATTGCGTCATCTCCAATATCGGTTCAGGATTTGGATATTTTCCATTTAAAACATGGTTTATAGCTGTAGGACTTCGATTAAGGATTTTCGCGACCCCCCGTTGTCCATGTATTTTGCACGCTTCTCTAAGTAGGTCTAAACGGGACATCTTGCCCCCTTATCCACTACTAACAGGTAGGCGCGCTCAGTAACCTTCCACGCATCGTTTTGCGCTTTTAAAGCCCCGATGTCGATTAGCTTTTTACAGATTCCACGGATAAAATTTGTATGCACTGGGACAATAAGGAGGACATCTGCAATAGTAAAGCGTCTGTTCCGTCGCATATAACTCCAAATCTTTTGCTTCTGATTATTTGGGATTTTTTTGTACTTCGATTCCATGTTCTACTCCGCTGGTTTTGAACAATTCGAGATTAGCTTCTTTAATTCCATTAATCTCACACACCTTTTCCAAGCGGATAAGCAATACTTTTATCTGCCGTAGGTTCGGATACCGCTTAACGAAAAATTCAATCAAATCATCCTCTATTTTTAGCGTTGATTTATCACAAAATTTACGAATATCACCCTCACCAATCGGTTGGAATTTAATCACCTCCACAACACGGCTGTAATAGTGTCGGAATCGTTTTAGCTTCGCATTTGCCTCTTCCATACCGACGAAGAAGATAACGCATCCCGTCATATCATGGATGTCACGTAGTAGCTCCAGAACGGGGGCTTTGTCACTCTTTAATAAGGTGTCAATCTCGTCGATAATAATTGGTCTTGGGTCTACCAAGAGTGCCTCGGTGAGCCTACTCTGTAGAAAAGAGCTATTGATGGTGGTTTCCACTGCAGGAATCGCATCCATCTCAAAACATAGCTTTCGTAACAAAGATGCCTTTGTCCATGTCTGTTCTGCTCGTAGCAAAATTGCGTGTTCTTGGGACGCAATTTTCTCCAACGTAACGGTTTTTCCAAGCCCAAAATTACCAAATCCTATCCCCATGCGGGGAGAGTCTACAGGTAGCTCCTTTAGTCGCATAAAGCACTCCAACATAGTAATAAAGTTCTGTGTTTCCACAAAATCTTCTTCTCTCATCTCTACCTCCTCTATCATAGTCCTTGTATCCCAAAGACTCGAACGAGGAGCGAAAGGCTCCTCTATCCAATCTTTTTATATTCTTTCTCTGCACTCTCCCATAATGTTTTGTTAGCTTTTGCCAATGCCTTAGTACTTTCATCAACAGTATTGTGTTCAAGATCCCACATAAATCGGTCTCGAACAAATTTGAACATCGGACGACCACTTGGGAGAAGTTTTTCCCCCTGTATGGTCATAACGTTGGAGGCTTTAACACTCTCCTTATCCTGTGCAGCAAAAGCATTCATCCCTTCTTCTACGGCACGGATCACCTCGGTAGTTTTTGCTACTGCAAAGGTAATGGGTAGAGATGGTGCTATTTTCATCGCTTCCGCTTGTATTCTATCCCGTATGCTTGGGTCTATGGTTCTGCTTAACTCCTCCCACTGTTCCATCACCCGCGAAAACTCACGGGCGATACGTTTTGATATGCGCTTCCCTTCCGCGAATTCTGCTCTACTTCTCCCCGTATACGCTGCATCTTCCGCCACACAAATAGGGGTAAAATCCATCTTATAGACCGTAACATACCCCATGTCGGGGGTTGTCATTATACGGACGTGTTCCCCAACGTGGTGTGCAAGATGCACGTGTACGTATTCACATCCATCCAGCCGTAACCCTTTTTTTCCCACTTTTCGGACAAAACTTTCCGATAGCAGGATGTCCAGCATCCGTGGATCGCTTATCCCCTTTACGGGGATTGCTTGGGATTTGAACTTTTGGATGGGGGAGGTTTTTATACTGGAGTGTTCTCTTTTTTCATAGAGATGTTCTACCCAATCATCGATTATTTTCTGCAGCTCATCGGGGGAAATGGCCATTTTTACCTCTACCCCAATGTTGGATTTTTTTAATTTAAGTTTTTCCAAAAAATCCGACTTTTGGGCTTTTTTTGCCTCTTCCCTCCACTTTGCCTGGCTCTCTATTTTGTGTTGGAAACCTTTTCGGGATTGTATATCACTACGATCAGCGACACTATGCCCTATATATCCCTCCAACTCCTCAAACANTTCNCNGGTCATCGTNCCNAANANCCGCTCAATGTGTGGCTTTTGATCGCCACTAAAGGGTTCTACAGGGATAGCCGTAATACCAAGATTGTAGCAAATGGTCTTAAAATGCTCCGATTGGTAATCCTTTCCGTTGTCAATCACAACATTTTCGGGGATCCCCATCTTCAGGATGGTTTTTCGCAATAATCGGGCAATAGAATAGCTACTAGAGCGTTCATCTACCCAAAAACTCACCCTACGGCTGTAGATGTCTATTGCCCCAATTATTGCATACCGTTTTCCATCACTGCAAATAATGTCCGCAGGTGTGGAGTCCAGTTCCCAATAATGGTTTTGGTAGGTTGCTTTTTCGTTAAGGCTTCCAAAGGCTGCCATATAACTATTTTTCCACTTATCCGAATTTTGGGCAAACGCGTAAAAACTATGATTCTTTACTTTCCATCGCTTCAAGAAATTATTCAATATGTCATAGCTAACCATAACGTCACCATATTTATGCAACATATTTTGGAATATTGCACTTACCCGCAAAGGATTATCTCTTCTACAAAACATACGTAACGCCATATCCTGCATTTCTACAGACATCTTAACGCTTCCCTCTACGCGCCCACGGGTGTCCAGCAAAGCAACCAAAGGACTTTCGCCCTTATCTTTTGCCTCCCGCACTTCCCGCTTCCACCTAAAGAGTTTCATCTCACTAGGGATAAGTGCTTTATACTTTTCTTCTATATTCAAAAGGTAAGTTTTTGCACTCATGCGGGGATCGCGATTTTCGTATCCCTCGAGCAGCTCCATTTTTAGCATTGCCTTAGCCTTTTGGCTTGGGCTTGCGTTTAAAAAAGGTTTTAAATCAGGGGCGAATAGGGTTGGTTTTTCCTCTTCTTTTTGCTCTTTTGCATTTAAAAAGTAATCATTTCGCTCTTGTGTGTTTAATAAAACTCCAAGATCATTATAAACATCAATGCTCTCATCAATCACTCCCGATCGAAAAGATATGTTAATTTTTTCATCTTCAACACCAATCAGCAGTTTTTTACCGCCGCGACCTCCGCCCTTTATATACAAGGAATTATGCTTATCAGAACCACGTTTAACCGCTTTCTTCAGGGCTTCGTATTCGCCCCTCAGCACAACTGCCGCCGTCCTTGCTTCCAAATATTTCATAGCGGCCACCTACGCGACAGTTTCAGTATCGCTACCTATCGGATAGGTAGGAGAATTTTTATAATTAATCCCCATCCTGTCCATTGCATCAAGCAATATCTTTCCATTCTCCCCATTCATCATGTTTTCACACATTAGGAACCTATTAAAGGAACCTAATAGTTTTTTGTTCTCGATGGGGAAACCATTTTCAAGTTCTTCCTCTACCAATCCAGCAGCAATTAGGAACCCCGAAGTATTCCATCCTCTAAAGGCGAGCTGCCTTGTTATATACTCCCTGTGTGCCTTTCGTGCATGTCTCATATCGTACACGTTCATTGCATATCCCTTAAGATTTTATCAAGGATAATAATATGTTGAGAAGAAAGACCTTTCGTGATTTTTTCGATACGTTCAGTCTTCGCTTTTTTTAGGAGCAATTTGTTTTCTTCAGAAACCTCAATCGGGTCATGCTGTGTTATTTTAGAATAATCTCCACGGGAGTAAGCAAGTCCTGTTTTTCGGTAATAGGAACGAATTCCACACCCTGTGTCGACATTAATAACTGTGCTTTTAACTGATATCACTGTACCAACAACTTTTCCACTCATTGCTCTTTCATCATAATCACTTAGGTATCGGATACCCTCAATTACAACTTTTTCATTAACTTCTTTTTTGCTAAACATTCATCTCCTCCTCTAAAAACTCTCTAAAGAGAGTTTTATAAAAGAGTTTATCCACCCAATACGGGTGGAAATTTATCAGGCAAAGATAAATCCTCCTTGGCTTACTACTTTTCCCTCTTCATCTCGGTTCGTATACGCAATGTCAAACATACAAAGGTCTTTTCGTTCCTCTTTACACGTATCAAATACTTTTGCATTTACCAAATACACCGTATCTTCTTGCATTCCTGGTAGTCCTTCGACCGTACCATCATCACATACAATAATTTTTTCACCCATAAATCGCTCTGTATTATCCGCCCCATACACTTCAGCAGCCTCACCAACCAATAAAACGGCAAAAGCCAACGTAGATACAATTTTCATAATAATCCTTTTTTGGTGTTTGTTGAATTTTTTTTGTCAAACACTCATTAGGATGCTACAAATAGCATCCTATGAATTTTTAACTACCCCGGGATGTTTCCATACTCTTCCACCGGGAAGTTCTTCTTCTACTCCGCCTTTTTCCCAATCATTACATTCCTCATATTCAAAGACAGAGACCTCATGCTTCCAACAAAAGTCTTTGTCCTCATCTACAGGAAGATATAAAAGACCATTGTCAAAATGCTTACAATCTTTACATTGCTTCATTTAATTCTCCAATCGTATTCACTTTTCCAAGTGCTATTTCACAGATAGATTCTTCCTCTTCACTATAAATAGTTAAGAACTTTTCTTCCGTCATTACATCAATAGCCTCTTCAATCAATACCCGCTCACCATTGCGACCATAAAGGTCTTCATTAGTGTATGCAGTTCCCTTATAGTTAACTGCATTGTTTACGATTACACGCGTTTTTAAACTACTCATTTTAAAACCACCATCCTTTTTCAGAATTCTCTCTATAGGCTTCAGCCTCATCTTGTAACAGACCTTGCTTGGCACGTAAATGCTCCCGATCTACTGTTTTTAGCGTATTTTGCAACTTATTTTCAATAATTTGAATTCCAATCTCTGCACACAT